GCCGCCGTTGGCATCGATAGAACCGGAGAGGCCTTTCACCAGCATCTCGCCGATCCAGGCCATTTCGTCAGAAGGACTGTGGATTCCGAAGAAATCGCAGATTCCGTCCCAGATGGAGGAGATCCAGCCAGACACCTTGTTCCAGAGCCAGGAGGCCAGGGATTGGATGCCTTGCCATAGGCCACGAACGAGGTTTGCACCAACATTGGCCATTTCCGATACGCCCTTGCCCAGAGCGTTTACCAGACCAGATATAATCTGAGGAACAGCTTTTACAATTTCGATGATGATAGTGGGCAGATTCTTAATCAGAGAGGTCAGCAGCTGAACACCAGCGTTGACGATTTGGGGGATATTGTTAATGACAGCATTAACGATACCGGAAATAATCTGCGGGATTGCCGCAACGATGGTGGTGATAATCTGAGGCAAAGCCTGAATCAAAGAAATCAAAAGATCAATACCCGCCTGGATGATCTGGGGAATGGCTCCCAGCACTGCATTTAGGATACCGTTGATGATTTCCGGGATTGCAGCGACGATAGCCGTAATGATCTGCGGCAGAGCGGCCACCAAAGAAGTCAGCAACTGAATGCCTGTCTCAATGATCTGAGGAATGGCGTTCAGGATGAAGTTGATGATGCTCATAATGATTTCCGGGAGCGCCTCAATTAGAACCGGGATCGCCGCCAGAAGGCCATCTGCAAGGCCGGTAATTAGCTGAAGGGCGGCGTCCAGAATTAAAGGCAAACTGTCCAGCAAACTTTGAACAATCGTAATGATGGCTTGGATCGCTGCCGGGATCAGCGTGGGCAGAGCCGTACCGATACCCTGAACCAAAGACATCACTATTTGTACCGCCGCATCAACCAGCAACGGCAGATTCGCAATCACAGTATCCACGATGGTCATAACCGCTTGTATCACAGCAGGGATGAGCTGCGGAATTAGGGTTAGTAGCGTGGTTAGTACCTGAGAGAATAGGCTGGTAACTGTCTCAAGTAGCGTAGGTAGAAGCTCGACCAGCGTGGCGAGGATCGCATTCAGCGCAGTCGGGAGTGCAGCGATGATGTTTTCTATCACCGGGGTGATATTGGTAAGCACATCCTGGAATGCATCTACCACATTGCCGCATAGCTGCTCAATGTTTGCGTCGGCATTGCCAAAGCCTACCACTAGGTTATCAATGGCGGCTTTCATGGAGTTCATGGAGCCTTCAATAGTGTGTTCTGCTTCGGCAGCGGTTGCACCTGCAATACCCATGCTCTCTTGAATGACATGGATCGCATCAACGACGTCGGCATAGGAGCTGATATCGTACTCGATGCCAGAGATGGCGGTTGCATCTGCAAGCAGACGCTCCATTTCCTCTTTGGTGCCGCCATAGCCCAACTTGAGGTTATCCAGCATGGTGTAGTTCTGCTTGGCAAAACCCTGGTATGCGTTCTGGATGAGGCCAATATCGGTGCCCATCTTATTGGCGTTATCAGCCATGTCGGTGATTGCCATATCCGCATATTTGACTGCGGCCTCAGTATCACCGCCCAGAGACTGGATCAGCGAAGCAGAGAAAGAGGTGACCGTAGACATATAGTCATTTGCGGACATACCAGCAGTCTTATAGGCGTTGGAAGCGTACTCCTGCAGTTTCCCGGAGGACTCTTTGAACAGGGTATCGACACCGCCAACTAACTGCTCATATTCTCCATAAGCCTCCACGACGGCCTTACCAAGGCTTACAGCAGCGGCTGCGGCGGCTGCAACAACCGCGCCCATTGCAACGCCAACTGTCTTTAATGTGCCGCCCAGCTTGCTAAACTTGCCTTCGCTGTCATCGGCGGCGTCGCCAGCGTCATCCAGTTCTTCTTCCAGATCATCTGCGGAGTCACTGGCATCGTCCATCTCTTTGCCGAGTTTGTCCATGGCTTCCTCGTTATCAGCCAACTCCCGCTCCATGCCGTTGAGGGCGGCTTGGGCATTGTTAAGCTGGATCTGCCATGCTTGGGTACGGCGGTCATTTTCACCGAAAGACTCGGATGCGTTTGCAAGGGCCTGGCGGAGCATATCGACCTTTTTCCGCTGCGCATCGACCTGCTCGGCCAGAACCTTATGCCTTGCGGCGAGAGCTTCGGCAGAACCATCGCTTTTGGAAAACTGGGACTCCACCAGCTTCATTTCCGATCCCAGAACCTTGAAAGACTGGTTGATTTCTGACAGGGCTTTCTTAAATTCCTTCTCGCCTTCAAGACCGATTTTTAGGCCAAAAGTATCTGCCATTCCATCACCCGCCTTCCCTTAGATTCCAGCCGGGATTATTTCATCAATGAACATCTCCCGCTTCGGTTTGGAGATACCGTGATATTGCTTATGGCACTCCCATAGATCCAGGAGTAAGCCAAACGGCATCAGCCAAACCTCATCCATTGACAGATGAAGCTGACTGATGCCGTAATAAAGAAGCCGGGTAAATAACTCCTCGTCACTTACCCGACTTCCACGTTTTTTGTGTCGACCTCACTCTCGACATTCCGCTTGGTGCCCTTCAGAAGAGCGTCCATGATGGCGGTCTTGTAGGTTGCCAGATCCGCAGGAACAGTGAGCAGTTCCACCATCTCCTCAGTCAAAAGCTCTCGGGGAGCATCCTTGTGCTTGAGGTTATGAATCAGGATGGACTGGTTTGCCAGCAGCGTGATGAGCCAGACCACTTCGCCGATGGCCATCTCGAAATTCTCAGATTTCAGCAGATGGTCACCCAGGTTTTCCAGGCCACCATAACGAGCAGCGACCTGCTTGGTAGCCTTGGTGGTCAGCAACAGGGTGTATTCCTCACCGCCAACGGTGATAACAGAAGCACGATCTTCAATCATTGGTTAGTCCTCCTTATTAGGTGGGTGCCTGGGCACCAAAGTAGGGTTCGTACACTTGCTTGTACCAGTTAGTGATTACCTCGGGGTCCAGCACATCTCCTTCGGTGACTTCTGCCTTCCAGGGATGCTTGCCCTTGTCGTCCACCTTGTTACGGCGCATGATGGTGCCTTCAATGGTGGGCGTGCTGAAGGTAATGCTGTCGCCCTTTGTAGCCAGAGCCGTGGCGGGGATACCGAACTTGATACGGTACAGCCAGAAATAGCGGTACTTACCGTTGGACTTCTTAGCACGGAAACCAACCGCGACAGGATCGCCGCCGTCTTCCGCTGCGGAAATGACAACACCATTGCTGTCGATCGTGGAGCCGGTCAGATCGGATGCAACCGTGCCGCCCAGGTCATCCACGCCAAGAGACAGCGTACCGGACTTGAACTCTTTGACGATTTCAGCCGCGCCATCATCTGCATACAGCGTAGCTTCGGCCAGTTCCACAGACAGATCAGCGGTCATGGCTTTTGCCAGCTGAGTAGGAGTGCCATAGGTTTCGTTGCCTTCATCATCTTCTGTGATTTTGGCATAAAACAGCTTATCAAGGCCAATCGTAGCCATAGGTTATTCCTCCATTTCGTAGTATTGGGCCACATCCACAGCGTAGTGGTGGTAGCCTGTTTCAGTTTCATAACCGATATATCTGCGATCGGTTATGGTGAAATCATGGGCCAGAAGCACTTTCACCAAGGCATTTTTATCCTTGGTGTAGTTACCCTGGCAGTATAAAGACAGCCGGACTTCCTGCACATCGATCTCGGGAGCGTTATCGGCATGAAGGTCAAAGGTGTCTACCATCGGAACGATCACCATGTATCGCTCCGGTGCTTCATCCTTAAACACGCCGGTTTCGATGGGGATGTCTAGCTCGGAGAGGACCGAATAAAGTTGGGACAGGATATTCATCTTTTTTCGACCTCCTCCTCAAATTTCTGCTGCATCGCAGTAATAGCAGCAGATTTAGACTGTGTTTTTGCTGGTTTCAAAAAAGGTTTTGCAGGCTGGCCGTGCCTTCCGTATTCGAGAATGTTGGCCAGCTTGGCATTGCTGCCGCCGTCCTTACGAGGCTCAACAAAACCGATTTTGATGTCGTGGTTACCGTCACGGTTCAACTTCGCTGGAGACAGGCCAAGCGCAGCCTCCAGTTCGCCAGTGGATCTGGAGTCATATTTGGTACCTTGGCCTACCACACCAGCCAGGTTGCCTTTTACTCGGGAGAGAACCACTTCACCACCAGCTTCCAGAACACTCTCGGCAACCGAATCGAAGTCGCTGCCCAACCGGGACAGCTTTTGAAGGAACTCTTCTGGCATTTTGATATCCACTTTAGCCATTGGTAGCTTCCACCTTCTTTGCCAGTACTTCGATATACATTCCACGACCCTTCACATCTTCCACGGATGTGATGTTATAGCGGCCACCTTCGCAGACGATAATGTGATCTGTTGATACCACCAGGCCAGGAATTACTCGGAAACGAAACAGATCGGTGGCCTCGGAGAAGGTAGCGAGATTTGCCCAGCGCTGGCTACCATGGCGACCTTCCCGGTAAACACGGACGGAAGCGAGGATCTCATCCACAGTAGTGGAGAAACCCTCGCTGTCCTTAACTCGTTTTACGCTGATGATATCGGCAAAACCATTCATTTTCCCAAAACTCATGGTTACACCTTCCATTCACGATCCAACCGAAGCAGCAGATTGACAGTATTCCATACCTGTTGCCCGGCTTGTACATTATCTCCGAAGAATCCGCCAGTGCTGCCGTCCCTGCTTTCGTAGAAGTGGGACGACAGCATAATAACGGCCTGTTCTGTGGTTGGGGGCATGGGTTCAGATTGATAGGTTCCAGCAGGGATATGCTGATAGCTTTCTGCGTATGAAACAGCGGCTGTGATGAAGCTTTCCAGCAATGCATCATCCGCCGCATGGTCAAGAATCAGATTCTGTTTTACTTTCTCGAGCAAATTACTCATCACCGCCGCCTCCTTTCATTACGCAGACTTCATCTGCATAACCTTGATAGCCTCGGGCAGAATCAGCTTAGCGTCCACGCGCTTAGTAGCCAGGAAACCAACCTGGCCGGTGGTAGCGTACAGCTCGTTCAGGCGGCGGAAGGAAATACCCTGGCGGTCACCGATCCAGTAGTAGGAGAAGTCACCGAAGGCCATAACCTTCTGACCAGCACCGATGCCGGGAACAGCAGTAGAAGTGTAAACGGGACGGCCCAGAATGGTGTCGGGGGCACCATCGGTCAGACCAGCTCTCCAGATATACTGGCCGTTGTTATCCTTCAGCAGACGGATGGCTTCCAGAGTGGAGTCATTCATCAGCCAGACAGCCTTGTTGCGGTAAGGGGCGCGCAGACTGTGATACAGACGAACGATTTCGTCGCCGGTGATGGCAGTGCCAGAGGCAGCGGTAATGCCAACATCTGCACCTTCGTCTTCACTGAACAGGCCGGTGGGCTTGCCATTGCCGTCGCCGGTAACAAAGGCGATCTCCTCCGCATTGGAGAAGCGGCGAGAGAACTCGCGGCGGAAATAATCCTCCAGATCGAAGGCGGAGTCATTCAGCAGTTCCTCAGAAACCTTGATCAGAGCAGTCAGCTTATGGGCACCGATGTACTTCTGGCCGAAGGTCTCGGTGGTTTCAGGAATCTCACCGGATTCCTCCACCCAGTTGGCGGTGCCATGGGTACCGACCACAGGGATCTTGTGGCTACCGGAAGAGGTGGTAAAGACATGAGCCAGACGGCGGATCACCATCTCATCATGCAGGGCTTCCACCAGGTGCTTCTCGTAGGTGTCGGGAACCAGGTAGCCGCCTTCGGTGTCCACACCAACGCTCAGTGCATTACGCACCTCAATGCTGGTCTTGTTACGCATCTGCTTCCAGAAGGAATCCTTGTAGGTGTCAGAAGCGCGGCCGGTTTTGGTTTCGGTCTTGGGGGTAGCGGTGGCATTGGGCTTGGTAGTGATGGGAGTGCTGGTGGCGGCGCTCATCTGGCGATCCATCGCTTCCTGCCGCTCCATGCGATCAATTTCAGCACCGTAGTCCTTGACCTTCTGCTCCATCTGAGCATAGGTAGCCGCATCGGCTTCAGACAGCAGACCGTCCTTGTCGCGCTTGGTGTCAACGAAGGCCTTTGCGGCCTCCCATGCCTGGTTACGCTTTTCGCGCAGTTCATTGATAGTCATAGTTAATTACCTCCAGTTTTTAATCAGGTTGAGCCGATCCAACAGATCGTCGGCTCTGTGTTTGTGGGTGGGTTCAGTGGGCTTGGGATCGATGGCGCACTTGTGTGCGATCTTGTCCATGAGAGAGTTGACCACATTGGCCTTGGAATACAGCATGGAGACTGTGGGAGTCTCCAGATCCTCTGCCTCGCCGGGGCGCTTCAGAATTTCATCAGCAAAACCCAGCTCCACAGCCTTGTTGGCGTCCATCCATGTCTCAGCATCCATGAGGTGGCTGAGCTTGGCCCGGGACAGTCCGGTCTTGATCTCGTAGGCGTTGATGATGGAATCCTTCACGCCGCCAAGCATCTCAATGGCCTTCTGCATTTCGGTAGAATCACCGTAGGCAACGGTCATGGGATTGTGGATCATGAGCATGGACACCGGGGACATCAGCACTTTCGTGCCAGCCATAGCGATCACAGACGCTGCAGAGGCCGCAATGCCGTCGATCTTGACTGTGACATTGCCGGGGTAATCCATCAGCATATTGTAGATTTGAGCTGCCGCAACACAGTCGCCGCCGGGGCTGTTGATCCAAACGGTGACATCACCAGAGTCGGCCATCAGTTCCTCTTTGAACAGCTGGGGGGTGACATCATCGTCAAACCAGCTTTCCTCGGCGATGGTGCCGTTGAGGTGCAGCGTCCGAGCTGCCGGTTCCGTCTCCGTCGCCGCCTGGTTCTTCCACTTCCAGAACTTCTTCATCGGGATTTGTCTCCTTTCCGTCAGTATTTGGGGTTGTATTTGCAAAAGCACCCGCATCACAGAGAGGGAGCATATTGCCGTTAATGAGATACAGATCGCCGCCGTCTTCTGCTGGAATGCGGTCCAGGTTTTCCAGTTCACGGATGTCGTTAGCGGACATCCAGCCGTTCTGGCGACCGATGGCGTATCCGTTCATGCGGCTTTGATAGTCGCCGCGAAGCAGACCTTCCAGATTGAATTTGACAAAGTATGTTTCTTTCTCTGTAGGGGTCAGAAGCACT